AACCGGCGAGCGGCATCCTCGCGGAGCATGATGGTGCGGTCCGCGTCGTGAAGGGCGGCATCGTCGGAACCGACCAGATCGAGCTAGAGTATTCGTTCAACGGCGGCCGCAAGTACGTGCCGGTTCGCATAGGCACCGCGAACAGCTACGCGCTGCCTTTCTTCGGCGCGGTGCTCGGACTCGGCGCGGGGACGCTGGTAGCTGGCGACGTCATTGTCACGTGGCACGGCTCGGCGCCGCGCTCGGACTCGGCGGCGTGGATTGCCGCACGGCAAGCGCTCGCACAAGAGCTGAACTTTTTCCGGTCGATGGTGCTCGTGCAGGACGTGCAGGACTCGGACGAGGCTGCGGTGTACCGCGACCAGCTGAACGCGTACGAGACCGAAAACGAGCGTTTCGTCTACGGGCGTTGCAACATCGCGGACCGCCTCCCCCAGGCGGAGATGAGTCACACGCTCGCGCGCATGCAGGGCAACCCCAACCTGACGTTCGCCGAGGTCGGCGCGAGCGCAGACACGGTGACTCGCTCGTCGGGCTCGTGGATCGCGGACGGCTTCGCGGTCGGCATGTGGGTAGTCATCACAGGCACCGCGGGCAACAACGTGTCTGGCGTCATCGCCAGCCTGAGCGCCACGGTCCTCACGTTCGGCACCACGCCGGACCTCGCGGCAGAGGGGCCCGTTGGAAACGTCACAGTGGTGGCGTACCCGGCGCTCACGTTCGCCGAGGTCGGCGGCACGGGTGACACCATCACCCGCTCGCACGGGTCGTGGGTGACGGACGGGTTCCGCGCGGGTGATCGCATCGAGGTAGCAGGCAGCGGGTCCAACAACTTCACGGACGCGCTCGTGACCGCGGTGACCGCGGCCGTGCTCACGCTCGACACTCAAGACCTCGTGGCGGAGGTCGCGAGCTCGGCAGCGATCACAGTGACCGCCGGTCAGACGGAAGCGGCGTGGATGGCGGCGCAGAGCGCCGAGTTCGCGGACATCAACTCTGTCCGCATCAACATCGCGGCGGGGCGTGCGTGGGTGACGTCGAGCTACTCGGGTTGGCTCATGCGCCGCCCCGCCATGTGGTTCATGTCGGCGCGCGAGTACCAACACGACCTCCACATTCCGACGTGGGCCAAGGAGTTGGGGGACCTCGGCGTGTCGATCACGGATGAGAACAAGCTCCGCGTCGAGTGGGACGACCGGGCATGTGGCAACGCCGGCAGCGCGGCGCGCTTCTCTACCCTCAAGACTTGGGCGAACGGTCCGACGGGCGTATTCGTCGCTCAGGATCTCACGCGGAACGACGAGGCGCGCCTGAGCTCAAAGCAGCATAACGCCGCGGTCATCAACCTGGCGTGCACGATCAACCAACTGAACTCCGAGCTCATCATCGGTAAGTCCCTCATCCTCAACGGGGACGCGCGGACCGCGAGCTCGGCGTCGCTATCTACCCAGAAGCAGCGCATGGACGCTGCGCTGAAGCGCCAGCTGCTGACGGATCTTAACGGCGAGGGGCCGCGCGCGTCCAACGCCGTTTGGGTGCCGAGCAAGGACGACGATTTCAGCGTACCCGAGCCGACGTTGACCGCGGTTATGTCGCTCACGTTGAACGGTACTGTGTTCAACGTTTTGACCAAGTCTCGCGTGAACGCCGCTGCATAACCAGGAACCAGCATGAACCAGCCGAACCAGCTCTATCCAGTCTTCGACGGTATCGATCCGTCCTGGGCTGACATCAAGTGCACGGCGCAGCTCGACGGCGGGCCGCTCATCGAAATGGACGACATCGCCAGCGTCACCGGCTCGAGCACGGTGGAGGTCGGCACGCGCAAGGGCGCGAGCGGCGGCCGCGTCCGAGGTCGCACCACGGGTGAGCTTACCAACGAATTCTCGTGGACGCTCTACCGGGCGGGGCACCGCAAGCTGCTCGCCAACCTGGCCGAGCTCGCGCCGGTGCGCGGCGACCAGCGGCTCGTGTCGCTCGTCCACTTCCAAATCCACACGATGCACACCCCGCCAGGTGTCGATGATATCTACGAGTACATCGTCCGCGGCGCGCGCGTCTTGTCGTGGAGCATGAACCACGCGGAAGGCGTGGACGCAGACCAAGTCGAATGCCCGATCTCGATCGTAGAGTTCGCCCACTTGATCAACGGCAAGGAGATCGTGTTGCTATGACGACCGCGACAGAGAAGCTCGAAGAGTTACGCAAGGCCCGTGCCGACAAGGACGCGAAGCGCGCCGAGGCTCGCGCCGAGCAGGAGCTGCAGGACGAGCTCGCGATCGAACCGTTGCGCGACCAGTACGGAGACGGGCTTGCGGTGGTCGTGCTGAACGTGCACTTCGAAGGGCTGCCGGTGCTCGCAGCGGCGGAGCCGGCCGGGCCCGCGCTCATGAGGCGGCATCGCGCCAGCATCAAGGTAAACGTCAAGGACAAGGGCACGACGGTAGAGGGTAGTGCCGAGGCCGCCGAGCAGCTCGCCCGGTCGTGCCTGAAGTACCCCGAGCCGGACGTGTTCGCACGCATGTGCGAGAAGGCCCCCGGGCTCGCGTCGCAGCTCGGTCAAGAGGTCGCGAAGGTCGCGGCGGCCAAGAGCTACGACGACGCAAAAAGCTAAGCCAGCTCCGGCAACGGTTCGCAGCGGAACCTGGCTTACTCGCGGACGCGCTACTCGAGTGGTTCCCACCGCCCGCGGACTCGCTCGAGGTGCAAGCCGGAGCGTACCAACTCGCGCATATGGTATGCTCCGTCTTGGCCGCGCTGGACGTCAAGAAAGCACGGACCGCGCGCCGCCGTAAAGCCACCACCGCCCGGGAGTAACGTGGACGCACAATACGTCATCGATATCGCCGCGTCGATGACGGGCGGCCAGCAGACGGCGGCAGAGCTCGACACCCTCACGGCGGACCTCATGGGTGCGGGCCGCGGTGCGGAGTTTTTTCAGGAGGCGATCAAGACCGTTAGCGGTCAGCTCGACGTCGCCAAGGCGTCTGCGGTCGCCGCTAACGACGCGCTCGCCGCGGGCAACGTGCGCTTCGGCGAGCTAGAGAAAGCCGCTCTGAAGGCGGCCCAGGCGGCGGAGAAGGCCGCGCTCAAGAACGACGGCATCATTCCGCACGAGCTCGCGGAGCGCGTCGCCTCCACGTCCGCCCAACTCGAGCACTACGGGGACACGCTCAAGATCTTGGAGGCCGACGCTAAGGCCGCCGATGATGCGGAGAAGCAGCTAGGCAACACTCTCAAAAACCTCAAGACCGTGAGCGGGCACGTCGACAAGTCGATCGCGGGGCAAGCAGAGTCGACGGAGAAACTACGCGGCGCCCTCTCGATGGTGCCGGGCCCGGTCGGCAAGCTGGGCGCCAGCTTGCTCGGCCCCATTCAAGGGTTCCAGAAACTCTCAGGTGAGATGGGCACGAGCAACGCGGCCGCGCTCCTTGCGGGCGTCGGCTTCGCGGGTCTGATCGTGGTGCTGGCGGCGCTCGTCGTAGGCCTTGGCGTGGCTGTCCTCGGCGTAGCCAAGTGGGCCGTCGGCCTCGGCGACGCGCGGCGCGAGACGGAGCTCACGGCGCAAGCGGCGGCCGTCCTAGACCCCACGCTCGGGACCCTTAGCGACACGTTCGCCGCAGTGTCCGCTGAGACGGGCGCGAGCGCCGAGGACATGCGCGCGTGGCGCAAGCAACTCGAGGGGGCCAAGGTCTCGGCCGAGGATATGCCGGAGGCGCTGCGCGCGGTCGCCCTTGCGGAGGGGGCGCTTGGTAAAGGCCAAGGTGTCGGCGCGTTTACCGAGCAGCTCAAAGAGGCTAAGGGCGCGGTTGGGGATGTTGCCGGCGAGTTCGAGGCGTTCGCCCCGATTGTGCAGCAAAAACTGAAGGGTCTCGACGCCCAAGGCGCGCGCTTCAAAAAGAACATCTCCGACTTGTTCGGCGGTCTGAACATCGAGCCCGCACTTGAAGGGCTCGAGACGCTCGTGTCCTTGTTCGACAAGAACACGGCGGCCGGGCAGACGATCAAGTTTCTCTTCGAGGAAGTTTTCCAGCCGTTGATCGACCAGGCGCAGAGAGCCGCGTGGGTGGTCGAGGCGTTCGGGCTCGGGTTCTTGATCGGCCTCACCAAGATCTACATCGCGGTCAAGCCTGTCTTCCGCGCCATCTCCGAGCTGTTCGGCTTCGACGACTCCTCGCTTACGGACACGCTCGACATGGCGAAGCTCGCCGGTGAGCTGATCGCGCCCGTGTTCCTCGTCATCGTCGCAGTGTTCGGCGCGGTCGCCGCGGCGGTCGTGTTCCTCGTCGCGCAGCTCATGCTTTTCCCGGCAGTCGCGGCCGCCGTCGTCGCGGCGTTCGTGTGGCTCGGGGTCAAAGCGTACGAGATCCTAACGAGCGCGTTTGATTCCGTGAAGGACTTCCTCAACGGGCTTATCCCCGGCTTTGGAGACCTCGGCGCGGACATCGTCCAGGGCATGATCAACGGCATCCTGAGCGGCGCCGCGGGCGTCGTGGGCGCCGTCGTTAACGTAGCCAAGGGCGCCATCACGGCGGCCAAGTCCGCGCTCGGCATCAAGTCGCCGTCGACCGTTTTCGCCGGCATCGGCGACAACACGGTAGCGGGTTTCGTCAACGCGGTGGACGACGGCGCCAGCGACGCCGAGCAGGCCATGGCGGACATGGTGACACCGCCCGACTACAGCTCGCCGCTCGCGCAACAAGCGGCGTTCAGCGGCTCCGGGGCGGCGCCTGCAGCCGAGGCCGGCAGCGGCTCGAGCACGGGCGGAGCGGGCGCCGCAGGGCCCCAAGTGAACTTCAACGCACCCGTCTACTTTGGCGGCAAGCAGGCTTCAAAGGGCGAGGTGTCGCAACTTGCTGACTTGCTCACCCAAGTTCTTCGCGGCGATGCCACGACCCTCGGCGCGGAGCTCGCGCCCGCATGACTGCCGGCGACGGCATGTTGCCGTACCTCTACGACGAGGAGTATTCCGTCATCGTCCTCGGCACGGAGACGAGCCCAGGCACGTGCGTAGTCAGCGGCCACGACCGCAACCCCGAGTGGGACAATCAGAAGGCCAAGGGGTCGACGGGCGCCAGCTCGAAGCTCACCGACAAGCGACCGATCGCGAACCCCTCGGTCACGTTCTTCCTCACGGCCGACCGCTTCGACGGTACAGAGAACGACTTCGATCGATGGGAGCGTTTCCAGCGGTTGATCGCCTCGACCACGGACGGCCCGACGCCGTTCGCTCTGCCCATCTATCACCCGGACCTGGCACGTCAGGGAATCACGGAAGTGACTAACGCCGGCATCGGCGGCATGGTGCACGACGGCAAGGGCGGCGCGTCGGTCACGGTCAAGTTTCAAGAGTACCGTCCGCCGAAGCCGGCTCCCACGAAGACAGCCGGGGCTAAGGGCTCGGCAGGTAAGGGCGCCAGCGGCGCGAGGAAGCCGGACCCGAACGCCAAAGCCAAAGCCGAGCTCGCGGCGCTCCTCGCGGAGGCTAAGCGCGCATGAGCCTCGCGTCCCTCAACGGGTCCTCGGTGGCGCGTGCGTCGGTCACCGTGCCCGGCTTCGGCGCGTGGTGGGCGGACGTGGACTTGGTGGACGGGCCCGAGCTTGCCAAGGGTGCCGCCGCGGAGCTCGTGCTCGCGGACATCACGTTGCTCGGCGCGGTGGTCGGCGGCGGTGTGACGGAAGGCAAGGGCGCGTACCGCATCGTCGGCGGTCGCGGTGGGTGGGGGCGCACGCTCAAGCGTAAGCCGTACCTCGACGACGCGGGCGTCAAGGTTTCGCGGGTGCTGGCGGACTTGGCCAAGGACGCGGGGGAGACGCTCGGCCCGCTACCGACTACGCGCCTCGGCCCCCACTACGCGCGCCGCGAAGAGCCGGCCTACCTCACGCTGAACCACCTTGCACCGCGCGCCTGGTATGTCGACTTTGCCGGAGTCACCCAACTCGGCACGCGGCCCACCGTCGAGTACACCGGCGACGCGCCGCGGGTCGGAGACGACAAGCGCGCGGACCTAGTTGAGCTGGCGACGGAGACGCTGGCGGGCCTCATCCCCGGTGCCGTGGTGGACGAGCGCAAGCCCGCGACGGACGTAGAGTACGTGCTCGAAGAGACGCGGCTCACCGCGCGACTCTTCGCACGTACTCGACTCAATGAGCGGTTAGAGCTCATGCGGAGCCTCATCGCGGGGCTCTTCCCTGCGCTCGCGTTTGGTGGGGTGTGGGAGTATCGCGTCGTAAGCGAGGCGGTCGGCGGCAAAAGGTACAACCTGCAAGCGGTCCGCACCGCGTCCGGCATGCCGGACCTGCAGCGCGTCCCCGTGCGGCCGGGAATGTCTGGCATCACGGCCAAGGTGAAACCGGGGGCGCTCGTGCTCGTCGTGTTCGCGGACAACGACCCGAGCCGCCCTCAGCTGGTCGCGCACGACGCAACCGACGCGCCGGGGTGGATGCCGCTAGAGCTGCAGCTCGGGGAAGACCCAGCGCTCGGTATTGCTCGCCACGGGGACAAGGTGCAAGCTGGGCCTTACCTCGGCGTCATTACAAGCGCGAGCACCCGCATAAAGGCAGGACTCTGAATGGCCAACTCTTCCTCCGCGCTAGCTGCAGCGATCAAGGCTAAGCGCCTCGCCGCGCTCGGCGGCGCGGTCAAGGACGGGCCGGAGCTTGATGCCGACTGCCAAGCCATCGCGGAGGCCGTGGCCGAGCACCTAGCCGGCGTCGTCGTAACGTTCCCTTCAACCACGATCGTTGTCGTCGGCAGCGCGACCACGCAGAGCAATCCGCAGCCGGTGACGGGAGGGACGCTTGGCTGAGGGGTACGGCGCGGACGTGTGGTGTCTGGACCGCATGACAACGGGCAAGCTCGCGCGCGGGCGCCAGCTCCTGATGCAAGCCATCTACCACCGACTCACGACACCACGCGGCACGCTCCGCGGTAGCGCCGAGGCGCAAGCGTACGGGCTCGACCTAGCCGGGTTGATCGGCAAGGTAGGGTACGACCGACGCGGCGTCATCTCCGGCATGATCGCGGCGGAACTGAAAAAAGATGATCGGATAACGGAGGTGGTCGTCAACGTCACCAAGACGACCGCGACCAACGGAGAGGTGTCGCTCGTCATCGTGATCGACATTACCCCCGCGGACGAGTCCGGGGACTTCCGCGGGACCCTTGCCGCGAACGACAACGCCGTAGCCGTGATCGCGCTAGGAGAAGCCGCGTAACGATGGCCACGATTCACATACTCACGCTCATCACCAAGCAGGGCCGCGACGCGTTCCTCGCGAAGGCCCTCAAGCTCGCGGCCGCCGTCGGTCTGCCCGTCACGTCGTGGCGCACGGGGGACCCGACGCTCACGCTCTACCAGAACGAAGCCGAGACGCTCGACACGTTGGAGGACTACGTGATCGACATCGCGAAGTCCGCGAACTTGTCGACAGCGGAAGAGGGCGATTGGCTCGACCTCCTCGCTGAGGACGTGTACGGCGTACCGCCCGCCGCGGCTACGTACGCGCACCCCACCATCACGCTTCGAAACACTGGCGGCGGGGTGTACCCTCTCGAGGTCGGGGACCTCACGGTCAAGTCGAGTTTCAGCGGCAAGACGTACCACAACACCGCGCTCGGCCGCACTAGCGGGGACGTCGACACGCTAGTGCTCGGACCGGGCGCGGAGCTCACGTACGATCTCGAAGCCGACGAGGCGGGGTCCGCGTCGAGTGTGATCGCGGGGGACCTCGACTCGCTAGTCACCACACTCGAGGGGGTCGTCATCGTCGCGAGCACCGCCGGAGTCGCCACCGACAAGTCGAGCCCCGAGCAGATCAAGGGCACGTGTCGCGAGACGCTCGGGGCCCTCTCGCCGAACGGGCCGCCCGATGCGTACGCCTACGTCTGCAAGGCCTCAACGCTGACCGGCAGCACCGAGGTTACGCGCGCCTCCGCGGACGAGGACCGTACGGACGGCAACGTGTACGTGTACGTGGCTGGCAACGCCGGTGCCGTCACTGACACCTCGGTTGACGCGTGCCAGCTGGCGTGTGAGCGGTGGGCCACCCCCCTATGTCTCAAGGTCAATGTCGCCAGCGCGGCGAACTATCCGATCGCGGTGCATGCGATCGTGAGCGGTGCCGACATTCCGGCCGGGTACGAGTCCGCGGTGCGGGGCGCGCTGCAGGCGTTGTTCCAAGCGCTCGATATCGGAGAGGACGTGCCAACGTCTCAAGTCATCGCGGCCATCCACGGCGCGGTCTCTGAGATCGAGAGTGTGCAGCTCGTGGCACCCGCCGGGCTGCTCGTCTCCGTGCCAGCGAACGCGGTGCCCACCCTCGCCGCCCTCACGTTGGAGCGGGTTTGAAGCGCTTCCGCCAGATCTTCTACGACCTTCTGCCGTGGTGGCTCACTAACGGTGAGGGCGAGCTTGTGCAGTACTCGCTAGGGTTCATGCGCGACCACATGGTCACGCGCGCCCGGCTGTCGCTCGAGGCCAGGCTACCCTCGCGCGCGGGGGCCAGCGCGCTCGCGCTGCTCGGCGCCGACCGAGGTATCATCCGCGGCCGCACCGAGTCGCGCGAGTCGTACGTAGCTCGGCTAAAAGCGTGGCGGTACCCACGCGGACACCGCATCCGCGGCAACGCGTTCGCGCTCCTTGATCAGATCGCGAACTACTGGGGCGCGACCTTGTTCGACGTATCGACCATCTCGCGGAACCTAGTACGTAACCGCCGTGAGCCGGACGGGACCGAGACCACGACCTACTCCACAGAGTGGACGTGGGACGACGGGGACCTGGCGCAATGGGGCCGGTTCTGGGTTGTTATGCAGTGCCAACCCGGCAGCGGCATCGGGTACACGCCAGCGCTCGGGGACCCCGCGCTGTGGTCGTACAACGACCCGACCGCGTGCATCGGACTAACGGGTATGACTCCGGAGGACGTCGTTGCGATGCGCCGGCTCTTCCGCGGCCGTGCGTGGAAACCCGCGGGCACGCGCGCCGAGTGGATGATCTTCTCCAAAGACGGGGGATTCCCCGTCTACGAAGCCGGCGACCAAAAGAATTGGGGTGTGGACTCCGGCGGGGTCCGCATCCCCGGACGCTACCCGGCGTACCGTTACGTCTCTCTGAGCCCCTCCGCGAACAACACCTACTCGGGCGACCCGACCAAGTTCCCGACGACGGTCCGGCTCCTCGGCGGCGCGGACTACACGGGCGACCCGACGAATTTCACGACCACCGCGACGCTCCCCGGCGGCCGCGTTTACACGGGCAACCCGGCCCGTTTTCCTGATAAGGTTCTGCTCGTGGACGACGGAGACGCGCCGCGCGCGCTTTAAACCATGGCAGCCGCAGCCGACTTTAACGCCCCTTTCGAAGCATGCTTAGATGGGCTCGCATACCTGGGGGCGCAACGCCGGGGCCTCGTGTCCGTGCTCAATTTCGGAGCGGACCCGACGGGCGTTGCGGATAGCTCGCCCGCGTTCGTAGCCGCCGAGGCCGCCGCCTTCGCGCTCGGGCCGGGCGCAGTAGTCCTCGCGCCCGGCGGGTCGTACAAGCTGAACGCAGGCTTCAATCTGCGCCGCGGCGTGTCGCTAGTAGGCGACGGCGCAACGCTGTACCACAATCACAACAGCCAAAACATCGTCACCCTCTTGGCCGAGGGCACCGCCCGCAGCACTCCTCAGGTCATCGCCGGCATCGCGTTCGAGTCGCTCACGCCGACGTCGGGTTACTCAATCTTCGACGTCGCTAGCGGGGTCCCGCGCGAGCTCGTCGTACGTGAGTGCTCGCACAACTGGGGCTCGCAGAACATCGCCGGGTCTTTCTACTCCTTGAACTCCGCGGCTTCACATCGCGCCATCTTCGAGCGCGTCAAGCTCCGGGCGCGAGACAACGGAGACTCGCTGCTGTACACGAACGGCGGCAGCGACTCCTACTTGGAGGTCGCAGGGGGTCGTTTCAAGATGGCCTCCGACTACAGCTCGGCGCTGGTCACGATCACCAACACGCCGTCGCTCGTGCAAGGCGCGTACTTCGACATGGCGGGACATGCTGCCGGCACCGCGCACGGCGTGAACGTCAGCGGCCCCGCCGACAAGCGGCTCTTCGGGAACGCCTTCTTTCAAGCTGGCGACGGCGCGAGCATCGCCGCAAGCGGCCGCATCGTGGAGGCCGAGAGCGACTTTCTCGCCGGCACGTCCTACGACATCGCGTATGGCGCACTGACCGCAGGGTCTAGGCTCGGCGGCGCCAAGCCCGTGCACGTCACGTCCGGCAGCCTTGGCCCGTTCTCGATCGACGCGCTCGGGCTCGGCGTACGCGCCGTGTCGTACAAGCTAACCGGCGACTTCGGCAGTGGCGGCCCTACGTTCGCCATGCCCACGGCACTCTTCCCGGAGCAGCGCTTCACGCTCACGGTTGCGAACAAGCACGCCTCTGTGAATTGGAGCGGCATAACCTTCACTGGTGGAGGCCAAGGCAACGCTGGCGCGACCAACATCAACCGCGGCCGCACCTTCCAGTTTATCGCGCTCGACATTGATCAAGACGGGAACCTCGACTGGATCTTGACGGCCGACCCCACCTTTGACTGGATCGCCTAATCATGGCTGCAGGTACCAACGGCGGACCGCTAGACGCACTCCTCGGCAACGTGTGGAACGACGGCGCAGAGCTAGAGCTTGGCGGGGGCCTCGACTTTCGCGAGGGTGTCACGGCGGAGTGGGACCCGGCGGTCAAGCGCGTCGTAGTCAAAATCAAACCGGGAACTACTCGCGACGTCCTTAGCTTCGGTGCGGTCGGCGGTGGCTTGACGAGCGACCAGGCCGCGCTCGTCAACGCGGTCGCGTGGGCGTACGACAACGACGCCGAGTTGTACTGGCCAGGGCTTGTCTTCCTCAGCACCGCCACCATCCCCAACTTTCACAAGGTCCGGCACCGGGGGCTAGGCGTCGTACAGCGGGGCTCCGATCTTTTCGTCGTGTCGCCGAGTTGGGGCGACACGAATCGCGTCTACGTGGACGCAGCCGGTAACGCCAACAATGATGGGCTGTCCGCGGCGCAGCCGATGCGCGGCTACCAAAACGCGATCGACGCGCTCAAGAACTACGGGCCCGTACTCGAGGGTACTTGGGAGGTGCGTTTCGCCGCCGGCACGTACAGCACGGTAACCACCGACTTCGGCACCACGCAGGTTGGCATACGTAGCCGCAACCCGATCCTATTCAAGGGCGCCGACGTGGGCGGGTACCCGAACGTGCCGACCACGGTCATTCAAGGGAGTGGGGCGCAAGGGTGGGCGTTCACTCGCTACATGAACGTCCACGTTCAGGACGTCAAGTTTACGAGCTTCAGCACTGGGCAAGCGGTCCTCGCGTCCTACCATACCCGTCTCGAGTGCACGAACGTCCACGGCTTCGGCAATCGGAACGACGTGTACGTCACGAATCAGTGTTACGTCCGCTTCAATAGCGGCATTCTGGACGGCAACAACCTTAGCTCGGCGAGCGCAGGCGTCCTCACCATCATTGCGTGCTCGCATCAAGTCGGCACGACGGGCGGCAGCGCTGGCGATGTTGTGATCCAGAACCACGGCAGCGGTGTTGGCTTCTACGAAAGCAGCTCCGGGCACTGCAACGCGACGAGTCAAGATTGCGTGTACGGTGCGCGCGCGGACAGTGCCGGCCGTGGCAACTTCGACACGAGCAACTTCAAGCGGTGCACGATCGCGGCCGTGCGGCTCGGCGCGAACGCGCAGGCGTACGGCCTGGAAAACTGTGTGTTCAACACCGGCGGCGCGGACGCGAACACCCGCAACGTCATCGTTGGCGGCGGCGCCATGGATGCGAGTATGGACGAGAACACGTCCACCCCTCGCGTGTATGAATGTTCGCAGACAGCCGTCACGCACACCGGCACGACGGCTGAGACCTTGCTGTGGTCGTTCCGCGCCTTCCCCTCGCGCCGCTTCCCGCACACTTTCACCGTGAGTAAGCGCGTACTCATGTGCATCATGGGCCGCCTCACCGGGACGGCGGGCACCAAGCGGATCCGAGTCCGCCTCCACAATACGAACGCGCTCACCGGCACGAGCGACGGCGTCACCGGTGGGCGTGTGATCGCAGATATTACGATCGCGAGCGGTACGACGCCCGACTTCGAGTTCAACCTGCGCGCGAGCTTCGGCCTCGCGAGCCAGCGCACGTTCGCCAAGTTGTTCACGGGCACGGTCACCCCGCTCGGGGGGCTGACTCGGTTTTCGGTCGCCACATCCAACGGGGATGATTGGTGGTTGAACGTGTCCGTAGAACTCGGCAACGCAGCCGACACCCTCATTATGGATCACCGCGACCTAGACATCGCGGGTTAGAAGGAGACCAAGAATATGGCACACATCGTCTGCAACATCGCGCTCGGCCGTATCGGCGAGCTGTACCGCCGCGTAGAGAACGGAGACCCCTCCACGGCGCGTCTCGTGCTCATCCCGCTAGAGACTTCGGGGCTCGCCTCCGACGCGACGCTCAAGGACTACGACACGGTTGCGGACCTCCTCGCGGGTTCGACCAATGAGCAAACCACGATGAGTCGCAAAACGCTCTCGGCAACGGAGCTCGCGAGCGTGCCCACCCCGGACGACGGCAACGACCGGGTAGACTACGCACTGCCTGCCGTCACCTGGACGGCGGCCGCCGGCAACCCGGTCAGCAAAGTGTTGGTCTGCTACGAGCCCAACAACTCCTCGCCGAGCGACTCGAACAAGATCCCGCTTACTATCTTCGACGCGACGCTCAACCCCGATGGGAACGACGCGACGTTGAACAGCGGGACTTTTTTTCGAGCGAGCTAGCGGGCGCCTCCCTACGTCTCGCAGCTTCCCCGTCCGGCCGTTACTTGGTGGACGGCCACGGCGCGCCCTTCCTCCCGCTCGGCTCCTCCACGTGGGTCTTCCCCCAACTCTCGCGTGAGGAGATAGACGCTCGTTTCGATGACGTTGCCGCGTGTGGATTCAACGCGGTCGTCTTGATGACCTTGTCCGGCGGCCCCGACGACGGCGTAAACCCGAGCGGGTCGCGCGCGCAGTACGGGCCGCCGCAGGCGTACGGGCTCTTCCCTTTCACGGACAACAAGCTCACCCCGTCGGTCGACTACTTCACGCACCTTCGCGACATCGTTCGGCGTGCTCGAGCGCGAGGTCTCGTGGCGTACGTCTCGGCCTGCTACCGCGGGCACGACTCCTCGCACGACGGGTTTCAGTCACGCGTTGAGGCGTGCACCGATCAGGAATGCGCGGACTACGGTGATTGGCTCGGCACCTTTTTCAAGGACGAGCCAAACCTGATCTGGGTCATGGGCGGGGACTCCCTCCCCGACACGACGCCGCGCGTGAAGTGGACAGCCCTGGGGGAGGCCATCCTCGCGGCGGACCCAGGCCGGCTCATGACGGGGCACACCGCGCGCACGGGCGAGGGCAAGGACTACGGCTCGTACATCAACCTGAACAGCGTCTACCGCGCGTGGAATGACATCGTCGCAGGTACGATCGCAGCGGGGTCGGCGCTCAAGATCTTCTATGAGGGCACGTACTTCGGAGACGGCACGGCTTTCGGTAACCCGGATGACTTCCCGGTGTCGAAAGTATACCCGCAGAGTTATCACGCCATCCTCTCGGGGTGCGCCGGTGCGAACCAAGGCGACCACGAGACGTGGACGGCGGGTTACGTCACCCCCGTGGGGGACAGCCCGCCGCCTGTGGAGTACTGGCCCGACTGGCGAGACTCGCTCACGAACGCTGCAGCGCAGACGAACAAGTGGACAAAGAAGTTCTTTGAGTCGTTCGCGTGGTGGACGCTGCTAGACGCGGGCCCAGATAGCTCGCACGCATTCGTCACCTCGGGTCTAGGTTCGGGCGAGACTGCGGTGGCCGCGTCGTACACCTCGCTCGTCGGCGCTGCGATCTACTTCGACGACGTGACGCTCGCGCTCGGCGTGTTCTCGGGGGCGGTCCGTATCCGCACGTACGACCCCACGACAGGCGACTTCTCCACACTCGAGGCCTCGATCGCGAACAGCGGTACGTACGACGTGACGCATACCAACAACGCCGCGGGCACCGCACCTAGGCTGCTCCTGGTGGAGGTCATCTAATGGCGGCACCCCTGCAGCACGGGCAGTACAGCGCCGGAGGCGACGGCAGCCCTATCACCGTAGCGTTTGACGACGTGACCGAGGGCTCCGCGCTGGTCGTGGCGGTGTCGTTCTCCTTGAGCGGCGCCCCTGTGCTCGGCGTCAGCGACGACGTCAACGGCGCGTGGACGCCGCTCGTCCGTGCTGACGACGTGTCGGCGAACCAAGGGTGCGCGATCTTCGGGCTCGCAGACTCCGCCGCCGGTGACTTAACCGTGTCGTTCGCCTCGGCGCCGGGCCGGTACCTCTGCATGTTCGCCGCAGAGTTCCCGGGCGCGGACCCTACGTCACCCTTCGCGGACGCTGCGGGCACCGCGTACGCGCACCCCGGGCCGACGACGGCCGACGGTATCTCCTCGGGTGAGCTAACGCTCGCGAGCGGCACCGGCACCCTCTTCGCGCTTGCGCTCGATAACTACACCGGCGACGAGCCGGAGGTCGGTACCGGCCTCACGAGCATCTCGACCGCTTGGGGTTTCGACAACTCGAGCAGCCCTGGCACGTACGCGCGCGCGGGGTACGGCGACGTAGCCGCCGGGGACCACGAAGCACTGTTCACGGGGTCGTCCAGCGGTGCCAACGGCGGCAACGGGATCACCGTCGTGGCGGTCCTGATCAAGGACGCAAGCGGAGGCGGTCCGGTCACGTTTGACCCTGGCATGGCGACCGAGACGGAGACGGCTTACGGCCTCTCGTGGTCCGTCGCGCACTCCCTCGCGGTGGGCCGCGCCGACGAGTCCGACACGGCGTTCGCGCTCGCGCTCACCAAGAGCGTCCCGGTCGGCATGGCCGCAACGATCGACCTGGCGCACGCCCCGAGCGCGTTCGTCAAGACGCTCTCCGTGGGCCGCGCAGAAGAGACTAACGTTGCGCTCTCCACGTTCGCCGGAGGCCTCGCGGTGGGGCGTGCTGACGAGTCCGACACGGCGCTCGCGCTCGCGCTCACCAAGACGCTAGTCGTCGGTCGTGCTGACGAGGTGGGCGTCGCGCTCGCGCCGAGTGCGTTCGTCAAGAAGCTCTCTGTAGGGCAAGCGGTGGAGTCCGACACGGCGCTCGCGCTCACGCGCACTAAGACGCTAGTCGTCGGTCGTGCTGACGAGGTGGGCGTCGCGCTCGCTCCCTCGATTGTGGCAGGCTTCGGCTACGGGTTGGCGGTGGAGGCGGACGCGGCGCTCGCGCTCACGCTCACCAAGGCGCTGGTCGTTGGCACGGCGGCTGAGACAGGCGTTGCGCTCGCGCCGAGCGCGTTCGTCAAGACGCTCTCCGTGGGGCAGGCGGTGGAGGCGGGGCTCGCGCTGCGGCCGGCGCCGTTCGCCAAAGCGATGGCGGTGGGGCGAGCCGACGAGTCCGACACTGCGCTCGCGCTCACGTTCGCGGGTGTCACGTTCGTCAACGTGGGCCGCGCTGACGAGTCGTGTGTAGCGTTCGCTCCGGCGTCGTTCGCCAAGGCGCTGGTCGTTGGCACGGCGGCTGAGACCGGCGTTGCGCTCGCGCCGAGCGCGTTCGTCAAGACGCTCTCCGTGGGCCGCGCAGAAGAGACGAACGTTGCGTTCAGCACCTTCGGGGTCGACGTGATCGAAGTGGGCGTAGCCGTGTCCACGGAGGTGGCGCTGCCTCTGCGGTGGCGTCCCACACCCGCTCAGCAGTGGGCCGCATTTAAACGCTGGACCGCAAGCCTAGGCCAGACGCACCCCGGCGATTGACCGCCGCCCGGCCGCGCGTGTACCGTCAGGCATGTCGTTTGGCCAACTAGTCTCTCTGCTTTTCAGCTCCCCGGAACTTCTCGCCCAACTCCTGGCCGCGGTCGTGGCGCTCCTCGTCGCAATCGGCGGACTCGGCACCGCGCTCGAGCAGCTCGGGGAGCGGTTCGGCTGGCTATGGTTGGTTGCGATCGGACAACGCCTCGAGGCCATCGGCAGCGACGGCCCGAAGGCCATCCGCGGTAGCCGCCTCACGCGGTACCAGACCGATGCGGTCAAGAGCTGGGGCACCGGTCCGACGCCTCCGCTGCTCGTGCTCCTCGTCGCGCTCGCGTGCGTGTCGACTACGACCGCGTGCGGCGGTTCGCTGACGCCGGTCGAGCGAGGCGCGCTGCTCAAGACCGGCATCGTCCACAACCCGAAGCTCGCTTGTGCGTTGTATGAACGCGACTTGCAGATCCCGAGGGACTCCGAGATGGCGGCCGCTTGCGCTGCGCTCCGGGAGTGCGCGGGTCAGTGACGACAGGGGACCGACCCGTGCGGCGCGTGTCCCTGTTTACTCGAGACGGCCGCTTTGCAACCTACGTCCACGTCTGCGGCATGCCGCGCGTGATCTTGTTCGAGGAGAAAACCTATGTCGCGTTCGACGCGCACGGCCTCACGCAAAGCTTCCGAGAATGCGAAGCCGAAACCGGAGTCAAGTAAAGTGGACATCGACCATCTGACCGAGCTGCAAGTGCTGGCCGCGCGCCAATGGATCCGGAACCGGGCACACCTCTACTGCAACGGTGACGACCCGACGGGTATCGGCAAGCTCGCTCCGCTCTACGTCGAGGTGACGGAGGGCCGCGACCACCGCGGCAACTGGACGAACTACAGTTCGTGCGGGGACCTCTCGCAGAAGATCGCCTTCGAGCTCGGGCTTCGCGACGGCACGATCAACCGCGACGAGTCCGGCACCCCGTGGAAACGGGAGGTCAACCTCCTGCGCTTCTACAGCCGCTCGCACCGCCCCGACGGCAGCGACCCCGTAGCCGTCACCCCGGGCTGGGACTACGTGCCGGCGTGCGGCGACATCGGCTTTATCTGGCTCACCGGCAGCGACGCGCATACCTTCGTGTTCGGGGAGCGGATCGACGATCGCACGATCGAGACTCTCAACTACGGGGCCAAGGGGTGCGAGCCCGTCGAAACCCCCGGCGGCATCCGCCGCGAGTCACGCGTGGTTAAGAACGCCGCGGGCCTGTGGCAACTCGGCTCGCGCCTCTTGCATAAGGTCGCCACGGTGCCCGCCCTACTCGCGCGTGCGAGTGTACAACTCTTGCCGGATTGGTCCTCGTGAGCGATACCGAGGTGAGCGAGCTCGACCCACGCGAGCGGGAGACCCTCCCGCCGCCGGTCCGCTCGCTCGAGGAGATGTTGGACGAGCTGCAGGCTACAGTGGCGGAGGCGAACGCGGAGAGCTTGCGCGCAGTGGAGGCGTCCAACCGAGCCCGCACCGCAGCCGAGCGCTGCGCCGCGCTCAGCCTCACCCTCTCCGAGCAGCTCCGGCGGGAGTCCGCAGCCCGGGAGCGGCTCGAGCACCGGGTCCAGCGGATCGAACTCCACCTGGGGCTCGCCGCCGAATAGCCCGTCCCGCCACGCGGCGGGGGCGCCCTTGCGTTTTCACCATGGCACCCAAGCAACTAGGCGTCGAACTCGGCGGGCCCCGCAGGGACGACCCTCGGCGCGAGCCGTCCAATCCACCCACGGTGGAAGAGTCGACCGAGACCCTGAGCCAGGCGGCTCAGGTCGCGGAGTTTCGGAGCGCCAAGTTTTCGGTGAGCATGCCGAGCGCCGTCGTCATCGCGCTCATCACGGCCGTGTCCGGCTTCGCCGTCGCGTGGGCGAACAAGCCGGCAGCCGTCGCGCTCACCCCTGAGCAGTCGCGCAAGCTCGACTTGTGCGCCGAGTCGCTGCCCCTGATCACGCAGAAGGTGGGGGCTATCGAGTCCCGCGTGAATTGGATCGAACCTCAGATCGGCGTCTTGCTCGTCCGGACCGAGGCGCGGAACCAGCAACCGCCGGCGCCGCCGCTGCCTACGGGTTGGCCGAGAAACCTGAACGGGCCGTGAGGTACCACGCCCGCGACGTGTCGCGGAAGTCCGGGGCGAGCGAGAGGTAGCGGGACATCCTTCGGTGCACCACCTCAAGCACGTAGTGATTCAGCCGGCCCACTTCGAAAGCCGCCGTAAAGCCTACTCGCCGCTCGCGAGCCTCGTGGAGAGCCGCCAGCTGCAGCGGGCGCAGCTCCGCGTCGGTCCCTCGGATGCGCAGCGTGGAGTCCGCGAGCAACCGCTCCACGCTTGGGTCGCCCTCCAACACGGTGATACTCCCCGCCGAGGTGTCGTACGTGATGAAGCCGTCCCCGACGCGCTTCACGATCGGCCGCGTCTCGAGGTCGAGGGCGGCACGTGGGCGGAGGTCTTTCCGGAGTCGTCGCGTCAGGCTACCCATTCAGTCCCTACCTTTGGCCGGCGGCCTCTTCTCGTTTCACGTACTTGATCTTGGCGAGCAAAACGGCGAGCGCCCACGCGTTGAAGCTCAGCCCCTCGGCCTTCGCGTGCTTGTCCATTTCGACGAAAGCTCGGATGTCGTGGGTGCGCAGCAGGCGCCCCGCGCGGTACTTGTTCGGCTTCTTCTTGGCTGTCTTCTTGGTGGTCGTCACGCCGTCACCATACCTTACGTGATATCACGAGGGAAGCTTCCTCAGACGCGAACGGTTCCGAGCGGGGAGAACGCCGCAACGAAGCGCGCGACACTCTCCACGCCGCGGTGCCGCTCCGCCAGGAAGAACGCGCCGCACGCGTGCGACGGGGACTTACCCACGCCGCGCTCCGAGTAGTGCTTGGTCCGTTTCCGGTAGACGCAAAACGGCAGCTCTTGCGGCAGCGGCCCCTTGAACCCTTTGAAGCGCTTGCCCTGCAGCGTTTGCATGAGGTCGAGCCGATAGCAGTGGAAGACCGCGCAGCCCACCTCACCCCGCCGCCAGCGGTTGACGAGCTCCACCCACCACACCGCGGCGGAGCTAACACCGCCGGACGCCTGCCGACCCGCCGCGTCGCGCGGCATCGGCTCTAGAGTCCGCGGGTCGAGCGTGCCGCCGGGCGGGTTGAGGAACACGGCGCACCCGATCGACGGGTCGATCTGGTTCCCCATGTCCCACGACCTGAGGTCAAGCGCGCTGTCGTCGATCGTCGAGTAACAGCGCGCCTTGATCACATTGTTCGCGAACGCGCACGACGCGGGGTCGTAGGAGATCTCCCCGCCGAGCGCGGCGCGCGACGCGTCTGCGATGTCGGCCGGCGTGTAGAGCTCCACCGTGGTGGAGGAGTGGAGCGCAGCGCGGGAGGTCACCGGCCGGTCACCGGGTATTGCGAGTTGATGTAAAACCAGGGGTCGTCAACACCGTGAGTCCAAGGTTTCGTTACGATCGTAACGCAGCCGCCGCGACGCTGGTACTCCTTGGCGGCTTCCGGCAGGGCCGTCAACATACCCGTGACCACCGGACCCGGGCCGCCGTCGTCGGGGTGGAGCGGCTTCGCCAACGCGTTCGGGTTCGCTTCGAGCCTGAAGTGGATCGGGGCCTGTTCACCACCGCGCCGCGGTGTGGCCAAGAGCCAATCGAGGACCGCGCGCGGCACGTCCGCGGAGGTGTCACCCGGCGCGGTGAGGCCCATCTCGAGCACCCCGTCCGGCCTCATCTCGAGTTGCGCACCGCCGTCGACCTGCTCGGCGGTGCGGGTGACCGCGCCGTCTGGCGCAAAGTACTCCCCGACGTTCCAACCTGGGTAAACGAGGAGGGTCAAGACCGGCGCTCCAACGTGCTGGCGATGACACAGGCCGCGGTCACGATCGCGCACCCTATTATGCGCGCGCACCACCACTGAACCATGACCGGTTGAGGCGCCAGCGGTAGCGCCGCGTTCACTTCGTTCACGCTGCGGTTGAAGCCCTCGACCAGTTGTTCGGCGGTTTTCACTTCGCACCCCTGACGACTTGGCTCGTCGCGCGCACCCACACCACGCCCGGGATCTCCGGGGGCTGCAGCTCCCCCGCGTTCTTGGCGATGAGCTCCAACCGCTCGCGGTCGGGCAGGCGCGTCCAGTACTCCGCGGGTAGCTCGCGTTCGTCGATGCCACCGAGGGCCCACCCAACAGCGATCGACACCGAGCCGCCGGACTCCCCGCGGAGCTTCGACTGCTCGTTATCCTTGGCTAAGTTCAGCGCCTCGGCCGCCACGTCGTGGTCTCGGTCCGCGGCGGCCTCACGCGCGACCTGCTCCGCGAGCAAGCGGCGGTCGGCTTTCACGATCGCGTAGGCACCGAGCAAACCGGCGTACGCGCCGAGGAGCGCCGCAACCTTGTTCTCGTACGGCTTGATCAACGCGTTGATCTTGGTGGTCGCGTCGCGGTACGGCTTCGTGAGGTCCTTGCGCGTCGCTTCGATCCGCTTCGCGATCGCCTTGACCTTGATCAAGCGGTCCGCAGAGAACGCCTCGTCCTCGTCGTTGTCGAGCTTGAAGTCGCGGATCGTCTTGGTCTCCGCGTCGAAGCGCGCGACGAGCGCCTCGAACACGGCCGGGGTGAAACTCGAGGACGCCTTGACCACCTCCGTCTTGGCGGTGCGCGGCTTCGCAGGGACCCTCAACATCTTGCCTCGTCCGTTGCTCACCGTCGCATCCCCCTTCCGAGACGACCGACCGCGAAAAGGAGGATGCCGGCCGCGTCCAGTATGTTGTGCACTTTGTGCGAGTACTTCGGGTCACGACCCTCCGCGATTAGCTTGAGCGCGGCCTTGATGTGATTCTCCACCTGACGGACCGTCATGTCCGCGGCCAACGCGACGACTTGCCGCTCCGCCTGGTCCAGCTCCGCCCACACCCGCTCATGCCGCGCCGGCTTGCTCGTGCTCGCCGCCCACTCGTCCGGGAAGAGAGGGACGACGCGCATCGCGCGCACGCTGCCGGCGGCTAGGGCACCACCGCACGACTCGTCCAGAATGTCTTGGGGGCGAGGGTCTCCGGGGCGGCACCGCGCGTGCTCGTAGACGGCGATTGATGGCGACCACGACGGGTAGCCGGGATGCATACCCCGCCCCGGCGTGTCGTCGAAGAACGCGTGCTCGATGCGGTCGACGCGACCCTTGACCGGGTCACACACCACGACCGCCGGTGTCTTCTTCGCGGAGTCGATCGCGACGACCGACTTACCGACAGCGAACCCCGCGCGCGTGGTGCTCGCGATGTTGACGGTGCGGACCGGCCGTTGCTTGCGCTTGTTGAGACCGGTGAGGTTGCGGGGTATACCCGCGTACTCACTCAAGTCCTCGTGGAAACCCGCGGGCTTGCGGTCGTCACGCGGAGCTTTCGCGGTCACTTACCACCCGCCGCGGCGAAGGTGTCCAGGAACCGCACGCGCGCCATCTCGGCCGTCCACGGTGCGACACGCGGAATATCCGCCACGTCGTCCAGGGTGGGCAAGTGCGGACCCCACGACTGCGGCGGCAACACCCCGGGCTTGAGGTCGCGCCGCTCGGCAACAAGCATCTTAAGGTCCGCGCGTACGATGTACTCGTGCGTCGGTACGAGCGAGCACCCGAAGCGCTGGCCGGCGACCTCGCGGATTCGGTGCGCGTAGTGATCGACGATCTTGGTGTGCTGCCGAATGAGCCTCTTGAGCGGCGACGTCCAGTCGCCGAGGTAGGCCTCCTCCACGTCGTGGAGGAGCGCTGCGCGGCGGTACGCGGACGGCAGCAACATCGCAACGTGCACGCAGTGTTGCGCTACCGAGTAGTGCACGGGGAGGTGTCCGACGTAGCGGCAGAGCCGAGACAGCGCGGTCGCAATCTCCTCGATATCAAACATCGCCGGCTTGGGGTTCATGAGGTCGAACGCCGTCCCGTTCAGCGTCTCGATCCAAAACGGGTGGGGGATGACTAGGTCTTGCATGGTGAGGCCTCCAAGATCGGTCTTGGCTCGCGGTGATATCATGGTGGATATCACCCGTCAACGGGTCCGATCATCGGCACACAGTCCACACCCCCGAAGCTGCTTAGAGGCGAACGCTGCGACGACGGCCAGCGCTTTCTCGAGCGCGGCCTCTGGCGTCGAGCTCTGCCCGTAGTGGGTCGTTCCGAGGAGGTAGATCGCGGCGCTCCACTGACGACCGCGCGCCGTGACCGCGCACCGGGGCCCCGCGTGTAGGACGTTGCAGAAGCCTTGCCCTTGCTTCCACTCGAAGGCTATGCCGCGCCACGTGAAGTGGTAAGCGGGGTCTTGCTCCACGGCCGGGGCCTGCTCCACCGCGGCCGGGGCCGCATCATCCTCGTGGTCCTCGCCCCATTGCATCGTACCTCCGCCCATGATCATCACCCTTTCTTGTACCTATCCGAAGTGAAGCCCTCGGCCGCAATAGGCATGCCGTGACACCACTCCGGGACCTTGCACATGATTCGTCGTAGCTCCTCGAAAGCTTCCTTGGCTCGCGCCTTGAGCGCCTGCCCGATCAACTCGTCGTGCACGGTAAGCATGGGCTGCAGGCCGGCGCGGTCGGCCTCCACCACACCCTCCCGCATGAGGTCGCCGCACGAGGCTTGCACCCCGTTCTCTACGAGCTTCCCGCCGTAGGTGTACTCGCGACCCTTGCGCCCCTCGTAGCTGAGCGACACGCGGTCCTTGCCCCACTTGCCTCGCTCCACGTGGGTTCGCATGCCGCGGTACACGATCACGCGGCCGCTCGGTAGCAGGTTGAAAACTAGGCCGTCGTGCTTGACCCACGTGAACGGGCCGACGCGCACCTCACGGTCCCCGCGCGCTTCGGTCACGGTGACAGCGGCGTCTTGGAATTCGTACCAGAACGCAACCGTGTTTTCGTGCTTCTTGCGCCACGCCTTGACGACGTCCTTAGCCGTGATCTCGTACTGACTCCAATCGATGTTGTGCGGCGAGAGTTGCGCTTGCGCGTGGAAGCGCACGTCTCCCATCTGGTACCCGCACCCCAAGATCGCGACCTTCCCCAGCTGCCGTTGCTTGTCGTCCACCTCGCTCGGGTCGATGCCCCACAAGGTACCGGCCATCACCTTGTACGGGTCGGCGCTCTTGTCGCCAGCGTCGAGCCGGCGGTAGAGCTTGAGCGCCTCTTTCTCGTTCGCGGCCCACGATAGTTTGCGGCCTTCGATCTGGGCCCAATCGCAGATGAGTAGGATGTACCCCTCATCAGCCTTGAGGCACGCGCGAACCAGCGTGTTCAACGACGCGGCGTTCAGCTTGTGCCATTCCGCCGCCTTGCCCTTCTTCTTGTTCGCGGCGTGGAGCACCTCGCACCGGTGGGGCTCGTCGTTGAAAGCCGCCTCGATCGACTCCGCGAGCTCTAGCGGCGGGCCCTTGGTGAGGTTGTGGAGTTGCATCCCCTGGCCCGAGTCGCGGCCAGTGTGCGCGCCGTAGTACCGGAGGTTGTCGCGGAGCCGGTCATCGTCTGACCGCATGTCTAGGCCGGCGCGCAGCTTACCGCGTGCGATCGACGCGACGGCCTGCCGGGCCTCCACGAGGAGTTTGACCTCGGCGGTCGGGCTGTCGGCCATGATGCCGGCGAGCACGTCCTTATCAGCGCCCCCGGGGTCGTAGCCTAACGCGGCGGTGAGGTGCCGGCGGAAGCGTTGCGGGGCAGAGACCTCGATTCGGTCGAGGCGCACGGCCCGGAGGGCGCGCTCGCAAAGCACGTCGTCGAGCACGAGCAGGCGTCGCATCAAGTCGACGTCGAGGAGAATGCCGCGATCGTTCATGCGGCGTTGCACCTCCTCGTAGCCGTCAAGATCGAGACCTTGCCAGTCGCGGAGATCCTCGTCGTAGATGCCGACGAGGTCTCGCACGTCGCTCCGGCAGTAGCGGATGACGCGCTCGAGCACGTCCAGTGTGAGCTCTACCTTGTACTCCCCCTTAGTCGCCTTGGCATTGCTGAGCGTAGAGAGCGACTTAGTTAGCTTGTTGCCCTCCAAGTCCTTGCGACGGCCGAGGAGGAGCGTAGCCAGGTAATCAAGCGAGGCCTCGGCGTACCCGCCCACGCGCGCGAGCTCCGAGGTATCCACCCACTCATCAGGCTCGGGCCAGCCTAGGCGCTTCCACACGTGGCGGTCGAAGCCGATCGAGTTGTGCGCGCAGACCAGGCGGTAGCCGCGTAGCTCGCGCCCCATGACGTCGGCGCTCACCTCGCGTGGGCGCATCGGGGACCAGTCGACCTCTTCCCCGTCCGGCGTCTCGAAGCAGACGCAGACGACCTCGGTAGACGGGTGGCGCGCGTACTCGCGGCCGCCGAGGTCGTCTAGCTTCGCCTTGCTCCGGGTCTCGGAGTCGAGGAAGAGGGGGCGCTCGAACGTGCTCACTCGGTCTCTTGCGGAGTCACAGCACCCGCACCTTGCCGAGCGCGTCGCGCGCGAACGTGCGATCGGCCTCGTCGTCGAGCGTGTCGATGATTGCCTCGCACAGCCGCTTCAGCTTTCGCGGCCCGCCTACGAGTGTGTCGCACATCGTCTCGAACACCTTGATACACGCGTCCACGTCGCCCTCCGCGGTGTGCGCCTTGTGCTCGATGCCGAGGAGCTTGGTGAGCGTCTCCAGCCCGGTCTTGTCCACGAGGCGCACCGACCATAGGAGCCACGCGAGGTCACCCGTGTTCATCATGCGGTGGGTCGCGAGCTTGGGGAAGTCTTCGAGCCTGCGGTCACGCGCGAACTCTGCTTTGAGCATGATGAGGTCGAAGCGGGGGTTACTGCCGGCGAGCGTCTCACCCTGCAGGAATTCGGACACGTTCTCGCGGTCCTCCTTGCACCACGGCTTCGCGCGGCCGTGTTCGGTGAAACCGACGCGCGTCCACCACTCGTCCGGGTTGAAGCGGTTGTAGCCCGCCTTCGCGCAGTCGACCGCGTCGTGCAACGCGTCGCCGGTCGGCATCACGCGGCGCACGATCGACCGCTTGATCGAGCCCTCCTCCCAGACCTTGAAACAGTACTCGATGACCTGGCGGTCGTTGGCGATGGCGTCCTCCACCGACTCGGCGAGTCCTGAGGTCTCCGTGTCCGCGAAGCAGAGGCGCAGCTTACCGGCCACGGCGGACCGCCTCCCGGTGCTCGGTTCGCTTGCTCACGGGTTGTGCGTCCCTTCCACGCCGCGGGCCTTGCGAGCGGCGGTGCGCGCTTCGAGCCAGTGGATCGCCTCCTCGATCTTGGTGATGGCTAGCGCGTTCTCGCGGCACCGAAAGCGCCCGTTGCTCGCGGTGTCGAGGAAGCGTAGCCGACCGAGCGCCGCGGTGAGTACGTCCTCCACTTGCGCGCCGTTCGGCGTGTCGTCCTTGAGGGCGCCGTTTTGCCACTCGATCGCGATCCCTGTAGCGCGCGTGTCTCCTCCGCTCGGGTTGCCGTTCTCGTCTAGGTCGTGACGCTCGAATAGTACTTGCTTGTGATGCATCGCCTCTCGCCCTTTCGAAAGTCGGGCCCAACGTGGGTGGGTAGGGTGGCAAGGTAAGGGTACCCACGTTGGACCCGGGCGCACGACGCGGAATCGAACCGCGCTACGTTCAACACGTTCCCCGCTGCAGCGGCGTGCGCTTGGCACCGTTCGCGGTGGGTGCCGTACCGTGCCGTGCGGGGCTTCTCAGCTCCCCGCGGGCAATTCTTTAGCGTCGGCCTCGGTCGTCGTCGCGTCCGCGCCGGTCGTCTCGATCGTCGTCCTCGCGGCCGCCCCGTCGCGAATCATCGCGGCCGCGGCCTCCACGCTCATCGTCGCGACGGTCATCCCGCGAAGGCTCATCCGAACCGCGACCACGGTCCCGGTCGTCTCGGTCATCTCCGCGCCCTCTTCCGGAGTCCCGGCCGTCATCGCGTCCACGGTCAGACCTGTCGTCTCCGCGGCCTCCGCCTTGGTCAGAGTCCGGACCTCGGTCGTCGCGCCCGCGCGACTCCGCCTTGAGTGTCTCCCAGATCGCGTCATATCGCTCCGCATCTTTCTTGCCGACCGGGATCCACGTGTACTCATAGTACTGAATTTTCTTCCGGTCGTCGTACTTGCCTTTGCGGCCCACCACTTCGACGTAAGCGCCGCCTAGCGGGTTCTTGCCAAATTCGTCCTCAGCCGCGCGCACGCCGAGCGCCGCGTCGATGAGCTCCGAGTACTTCGCGCGGCCCGACTTCGAGATCTTCGGGATGGCCGTGTGGAAGTCCTCGTCGTTGTCGAAGCCGGCGGCGCCGCGTACGAATTGCGTAATGCGCGGCCCACTCGCCTTGATGCTGCGCGGGTCAGTGCCGTGGAGAATGGCAGTCTTGTCACCGGCCTGCGCGCCGCGCGGGGACTTGAAAACCTTGACCACGTCAAAGTGGCCGTGGAACCACGTGGGGCCGCCCGCATCCGTCTCGAACGTCTGGTCTACGCGGAGGATCATCTCGTCATCCTCGATCAGCGGGTAATTAGCGTTCGAGCTTCTCATCCCGGTGAAGCGCCCGCCTTGCGCACCGCGGCCGTCGCGGTCATCGCGTCCGTGGTCGTCGCGGTCGTCGCGTCCACGGTCGTCGCGTCCACGGTCATCGCGTCCGCGGTCATCGCGTCCACGGTCATCGCGTCCACGGTCATCGC